GTGTTCTGCATCTTCTTCTCGTTGACGTCGAGCACAAAGAACCGACGCTCTTCCATGCCCGCGGGCACAACCCAGTCGGAGTTAGATGCCATCAGCAAGTGCAGGAAGTTTGGTGCGACCTCCGCATCCACACCCTTGGCCTCAGACATTAAGTACTGTTCTGTGACCAGAGTCTTCAGCACCCCCTCGTGCTTCTTGTCGCCCGCGAAGAAGGCTTCGTCCCCGAACAGCACTATGCAGTCTCTTAGGTGTTGATTGAACGACCCAATCAGGTGTTTGGAGTCCGATACCTGAAGGAAGTGTCGTCCAAACAATGCTCCGAAGTACTTCACCAGGATCGACTTGCCCGTGCCTTGTCGACCGCGGAGAATGACAGCCGTCTCGCCGGCTCTGTCTGGGTACTGGACAGCCCTTGCCATCCAGTTCAGTAGGTACTCGAAGAAGACCTTGTTGCCAGAGCAGACCACATTCAACATGTGCTCCAGGTACAGGCTGCAGTCCCCTGGGATGGCCTCGCAGGCGAAGCCGCGCCACAGGTTGTAGGCGTCCTCCACATCTCCTAGTGGCGAGAAGATGATGTTGGTGTACTGCCGGCGGTCTTCGTTATCGATCCACCACTGGCCCTTCTTGGCGAACTTCTGTTTGCCCTTGTCATCGACACCAACCAGTACCTTCTCGTGGTTGTACCGGTTCTTGAAGTCGGCAAAGGACTGCTTCACTAGGTTCCACCGCGACAGATGTGGGTTCCAGATCTCTTGGATGATGACGCACTTGCCACCAAAGCTGGCGATCACCGCATGCTTCTCGTTGAGCTTGAGAAGGTCTGGGTTCTTGCTGTGCTCACGAGCTCTTTCTATCTGCCGCTTGATGTACCGCTCCATCCCGGAGCCTTTGTCGAGAACAGAGGCACTGATACCCCAGTCCTGGTCCGTCAGAATCGCGTAGATCTGATTATCCGAGAGCTTCGCAGAGCACAATCCCAGCAGGCAGGTCCAAAGAGCCTCGCTGCGACTGGGGTACTTGGTTGGATCGTCTGGATCGTCCCCCTGCAAGATGAGCATCTTTGTGGTGTCTCGTAACGTGCCACCAGCATCCGACGCCCACTGGATGATGTCGTCGATGGACTTGGCTCGTTCAATGTTGCCCGATATGACGACATTGGTAGACGACGCAAAGCCAGTGTCCACGACCTCAACCTGCGCCGCCGGTGTGAACCTCGACAGCGAGTAGACATTCTCAGGGTGGTGACTAACCACGTAGGCCTTGGCCTTCACCCTGCCCTTCTTGCGCTTGCGATGGTCCGGGACGTTGATGGTCCCTGGCAACCGCATGATTCGGTCAACGTTGTGGCAGTTGTCCCCCTTTAGTTGGACTTCGATCTGCAGGTTGTAGAGCTTTGCTCGCTCAGCCAACTCCATGCTGCCGTTGATCTCGATCGGCTCCTCCAGCTCCCAATACAATTGGTACCCACCACCACTGAAGACCACCCATGTGGGCTCAGGCAGCCCCTCAGGCAGCGTCTTCGTCAGCTCGAGTATGCGAGCCTGCTCCGACGCCAGGTCCTCTCCAGCCCTCGGGTCGATGTCACAGTGCAGGTGCGTGACCCTCTCGATGGTCTCCCGGCTGGCCTTGACTCGAAACTCCTTGGCGTTGACCTGGTTGACGCTGAAGTACAGGTTGCGATCCTCGGCACTGTACTTGTCCAAGAACGCTTCCAGCTCCGACTCTTGGCCTGGCGCGAACACGCCACCCGCAAGCTTGTCCGCAGTGTTGGTTGGTATCGATGTTACTGCCCAAGGTCCATTCAACGACCACTCCTGCAGGAATGCGATTGCTTCTTTGCTATCCCACTGCATTTTGCTTCTCCCAGAACTTCGCTAGCGTTGCTACTGGGGCCGCGCCCTCCTCCATGCGCCCCAACCAATAGGCGCTGACACCGATCTCTCTGGCCAGTTCGGACTTGGTTATTCCCTGTCGACGCCTGAGTGTTGCGTAGACCTCTCGCTCTTTGATCGGAGCGATGGTGTGGTAGCCAACGGTGGTACCCTCCTCATCCAGTTCCATGGAGCGATACTCCGCGAGGCAGACCCCGCACCTCACAGCCATCTGGAACTGCGTGAACCGCAGCCGCTTCCTGTGGATGTAGAGCTTCTCCCCCTTGGTTAGCTGGGAGGACCTTAGCATTCTGTTTTTGTGGACCATGTCTTCAGTACCCTTATCAGGTCATTCGTTCTAAGTGTTGTGCCGCAGTGAAGGATCGCGAATCCGAACATCTCCTCCTTCGTCAGGACACCGATCATTTTGGCAGCGGTTGCGCCGTCGAAGAGTAGCCAGTCGTTGGCTACTCTCACCAGGAAGAAAGCCGACCCCCCTCGTCGGCACCGACGCTGCAACCACACACGCTGTTGAGGGGTGAAGCATTTGATCTTCACAGGTGTGGTGGCTCGTGCCGGCCACGAGGGCAGATACTTCAACTCAATCCAGCCTTCGACATAGTTCACGTCGGGTGTCCCTGGCCTAGCTGGGTTCTCCACAGAAATAGCGTCGAGGCCAGCCAGCGCCTTGACGACGATCTGCCGCATGTCGGACTCTCTCATGACTCAGAGGTGGAACGGCCTGCGGTTCAGCTCCTCGACCTGTTTTCTAGCAATGCTAAGCTCCTTGGACAGGATACTCCCTCTCTCACGAGCGGTCTGGAGGTCTTCGAAGTGTCTGTTGGCCAAGCTGCGCCACAGCTGCGCCTGCTTCCGCCACTCCAGACATATGCGGAGCAGTCGAACACGACGTGCGTGCCGCCGAGTCCAGTGGTTTATTCTCTGCGGACGCAGGTTGGCCAAGCGCTGCTTGTTCCACTCGTCCAGGTCGGCCTGGGTTGTCAGTTTGAATACTCGTTCGCTCAATTATAGAAGTCCTCGCATTGCTTTCGCCCCTTCTCGTCAATCTCTCCCCAGCTTGGCCCGCACTCTAGGTCGACACGACTGGGAACCCCCAGTGATACAGCGTCTCGCATGATCTGTGCAAGCTTCTCTGCCTCTGCCATCGAGGTAGCTGAGAAGTCAACCTCGTCGTGGACTTGAAGCTGCAATCGGATGCCCGCCGCGTCCGCGTCGATCATGGCTTTCTTCATCTGGTCGGCACTTCCTCCTTGAATCAATCTGTTCAGTGCCTTATGGGTCCAGTCGAAGTTCCCGTACTCGTCGGTGGGGAAGTGAATCACCCGACCCAGCAGTGTTCGGATCTCGCCTCGACGCTTGGCCTTCTTCTCGACCATTTTGTTGAGCTGCCGAACGAACGGCATGCGCTCATCGAACTGATTCAGGATGGCCTGACCCTCAGCACCAGCGACTTCGATCTTCCGACCGTCCTGCAGCTCCTTGATGGCAGTCTCCAATCCCATCTGGCGGCACAACTTTGCTCCACCCATGGAGTAGCAGACCGCCAGGAAGATTTGCTTGGCGTCCTTTCGATCCAATCCTGTGATCTTGGCAGACATGTCGTGACAATCAACCAACGGATTGTCGCGATACTGCTGAGCAGCTTCCATACCACCCTTGCATCCCGTGATCTCTGCGTAGTGAACTGTCAGCCTTGGCTCTTGCTGCGAGTAGTCGCTGGAGACCCAGATGCCCTCCTCCCCGTAGTCTGGAACGTATATGCCTCGCCAGATGGCCCCCATCTCTGGGTGCCTGATTGGTTGCTGCTGTTCGTTTGGGTCATTGCAGTTGTGGCTGAACACGCCTTCCGACAAGTAGCTGTGATCCTCCTCTACTGAGATGTCATAGACTTGATCACTTCCGACACGGTCGATTTTTTCAATGCCACAGAGAGGCTGTCCTTCGCCTGCAAATAATGAATGGCTCGGTGAGCCTTTTTGGTGACCAGTGCAAGGTTGTCTATCTCGTTGTTCTTTGGATTGTTGTCCACGTGGTGGACTTCGAACTTCCTTGGCAGAAGCTCTAGTCCCAACGCCTTGGCCATCACTAGACGATGAACAAACTGTCGCTTCCCCTTGTGTAGTATCGTCTTGTAGCCGTACCCGTCGTCGCACTCCCCCTTCCACGCAGGGTGGCTCCTCCCTGTTCGCTTCGTCATTGGGTTCTTGTCGCCTGTCTTCGACGCTGACCACCGGAGCTTTTTCAGCGCAGACCGCTCTGCCTCGGGCATATAGTTCTTCAACACATGGGTAATGGTTGCCT